GTCACGGTGCCGATTTGTAGGCCCGCCAACTGCTGTTGGTGCAGCGCCATCAAGTGTTGGACCAGTTGATCCTTGTTGCCGGTGCCAAGGCCAACGTTGATCGTCAGGTCAAACTGATTGGTCCACTCGCGCGGATCGATGTTCGCCCACTCGCGGCCCAGTTTGACCGTATCGGCCTTGTTCTGGTACTGCGTGACGAGTCGCAGCATCTTCTTAAACAGCGTCGTGAAGCCGGTTTCCGCCATCGTGCGGCTGATAATCTCGACACGCGAATCAGCGCGGTTCGTGACCACGTTGACCTGAGTCGCGGTCTGGTCCAACTGCATGCCGTTGCCGCCCTGTGACTGGCGCGTCCATCCGGTCGATTCTTCGGCGTCAAGTTCGGTCGCTTCCATCATCGACATCGCGCCGGCCATATCGCCCATGCCCTGCTCAAGCCGCGCGACTGCCCCGGCCTGCTTGATGCGCACCACGCCGCCTGGGACGTTGTTGAGCATGTCGTCCAAGTTCACCTGACCATCGATGACCGTGTTGCGGCCATTGACTTGCAAATAGATGTTGTCGAGGACGGAGCGCTTCAGGCTGGTCTTGAGGCGCTGGTGCTCAAGCGCGAGGTCGGCAGGGCACAGGCCGAACAGCATGTGCGGCATCGGGATCGACGNCNNNGNGACGAACGGGTGATCGTCCACTTCAACCGCTGCGTCTTCGCCCTTGCGGGTCAACATGCGGTCGCCAGCGCGTACGATCTTGTACCATGAGGCCAAGCCGTTGCCGTTCACATCGGCGTGGACGTAGCATTCGGTGATCCACACCTCGCGGTTGCCGGGATCGACTTCGGCCCCGCTTGGGCGGTTGATGCCATTCAGTTCGTTCAGCCAGTTGCTTTGCGCGGCCTCGCTGGTCGTGTCAAGGCTGTCGTCAGACGGCAGGTCATCGACGTTCAGGTAGCCAGATGCGCGCAAGGCGGAAATCGTCCGCTTGATGCGCCGGCCCTTGAACGTCTTGTCATCGATATCCTTGCAGCGCGTCGAGATCAGCATTTCGTGCGGCGGAATGTTCTCGATGCACAGCTTGCCACCAGACTTCACTCGCTTGACGGTGATGTCGTACAGCATTGGCACAGGCTGCGCCTTGAATGCCTCGTACTGCTGCTGCGCCTGCGCTACCTGCGTCAAGCCCTGAATGGCCGCGATGTGGTCAGGCTGGGCGCTGGCCTGCGCGTGCATCTGCTGAAGCTGCGCTTCCATCTGCTCGATGGCCTTGGCCTTCTGCTTTTCCGCTTCGGGATCGGGATAGGAGCGCTGTTCGGTTGGCGTGATTTCGTCGTCGTCCAGCAACAAGGCAAGCTGCACATCAGTCTGACCGCGATACTCTTCGGTCGATTCGATGTCGCTGTCGTCCCACCAGACCTGAATGAAGCCAACCTTTTTCAGCAGCGAATCACGAATCCACGACGAAATGATCGTGTAGCCGGGATTCTTCTTGCGCAGCAGGTAGTTCAGGTAATCGGTAGCCTGCTTGGCCTTGTCCTCGTCATCTTCGGTCGTCGCGGCGAACTCAACCACGTTATCCGTGCCGCAGAACGTCTTGATGAGCGGCGCTTCCATGCCCAGCACGGTATTGCGCACAGTGGTGTCAACGACAGACGAGCGTCCGTCAATCTCAGGGGGAGCGAGATCACCAATTGCCATTCCGAGGAAATAGGCTTCGTTCTTGGAACGGGCCATGGACAAGCGCCCACCCGTGCCGCAGTAGCCGGTGGCGTCCTGCATTTCGGCATCGGTGAGAGTCTTTAACTGCTCGTCGGTCAGGGCTACAGGTTTTGTCATCGGGTAATCGGCGCTTCACAGCGTACGATTCAATCAGTGGGTAGACGAATTATAGTAGCTTTTGGGAAAGTTTCACTAAATAATTATGCGCTGACCCAAATCACATGCAACCGAACAAAACCAGCCTTCCAGTGCATGAACACTCTACCCCACGGTTTTACCCACATTTTCGACTTCATTCCGCCTCCTGTTATGCGTGGCCGAGACTGCGATAGGCAATTTTGCCTCCCCAGTCCTCGTTTGTTAGCTGATCGGCATTGATCGACAAATACCTCAGCGCGTCTGCTCCATGCGAATACTCGTCATGCACCGGAGCGCCTGGCTCGTTCGTTTGTAGGCTGATGGTGCGCCGGAACCTCTTGGCGCACTCGACCAGCCTCGCCGCCTTGGTCTTGTCGAAGTACATGCGCCCAAACGTCATGCGCGTGGCCCTGATGCCTTCTTCGACGCTCATGCTTGGCGTGGTCTTGACCGACCAGCCGAGCGCCTGCATGACCTCGCGGGCGCTCTTGCCGGTCTGTATGTTCTTGTGCTCACCATCGTGCGGTAGGTAGACATCGCCCCAGTTGTAGCGCTTGTCCTTGAGGTCGGCGGAATAACTGTCGAGCGTGCGATGGCTGTCCTCGATGTACTCAATCAGGCGCAATTCAGACGCGCTGCGCTGCACCAGGATGATTGCCATGGCGTCATTCCAGCCAAGGTCAAAGATCACGTGGACCTTGAGCATCGGATCGTATGGCAGGTTGCAGACGCGCTTCTCCGCTTCCATCTTCACCACTTCGTTGTAGTAGATCGCGCCGGCCACGGCTGGCTTGCACTTGCCGAGCCAGATGTTGTCGTAGTCCTCAGGCGTGCGCTGCTGGCACTTGATGCGCTCCTTTTCCAGCACAGGCGAGAACCAGGGGTTGTCGGTAAAGTTCATTTCGACAACTTCTGTATCGTCGTCGCTGGTCAAAAAGCGCTGGTGAGTCTCGTCGGTTTCAAGCTCAGGGTTGTACGTTACCCAAATCTCCGAACCATCCTTTCGGATCGTTGGGATCAGAACGTCCCATGACCGCTTCTTGACCGCGTGGCCTTCCTCGACCCATACGCGGTCACAGCCTTCGAATGACTTCACCGTGTCGATAGTGTGGCTCGCAAGGCCAGCGAACACGAACGATGTGCCGTTCTTGCCGCGAATCTCGGCTTCCAGTACCTCATAGAACGATTCCAGTCCAAGCGCCGCGATCTGGTCAGAGAGCAGGCGGTGAACGGAATCCTTTATCGACTTCTGCACCTCGCGCGTACAGAGGATGCGCAGCTTGGAGGCGCGGCCTTGCAGCAGCAGCGCGCGAGCAACGCCCCATGACTTACCGGAGCCGCGACCGCCGCGAATGATCTTGTAGCGCTTGGGAGTGAACAGGAAGCCTAGCTTGTGTGGGAACTCGGCTTCCATCAGGCCGGCTGGACAAGCTTGATGGTAATGGTCGCGTCGATGAGGTGTTCGCCGTCAGCGCCAGCGCCGATGATGGTTTGCGCCACTTTGCCGTCGAGCCGGTCGCCTATTTCCTTGATCGCGCCGATATCGCCAGTTTCCGCCTTATCAAGCAAAGCCTCAGCGATGCGACGTAAGCGGTCAGGATCAGCCTGGATGACGGCACGGCGGATTGTATCAGTCCACAAGCGGTTGTTTTTGCTTGAGTTTGTGTTCCCCTTCGGTGCGCCGGCCATCATGCGATCCGAACATTGAAACGTGCAAACTCTGTTGCAACTACACCAACACCATACCGCTCTATCAGGCCAATGAATGTACCCTTTGCCATCTTGACTAAGTCCAATGGCCCAAGATGAACCGAGTAGCCGCGAGCATGGCGCTTGAGGATATCCGCTAAGGCAGGAACCATAACCTTATCCGTCCGCCATGTTGGCGTTACGATTCGCACTGGCCACACACCGCCGCCGCCGGGAACCATATTTGTTAGATTTTTCAGACCTATCTGTTCGACTAAGGCCTTCTCTCTCGCGTATGCTGCCGTTTCGTCTGAATGGCGAGAGTCGATGGCGTACACGATCTCATGCCCGCCCTCGATCAACTCGCGGATCAAATCGCATTTACGAGACTCAACGCCAGTACGTGCCTGCTTCTCGTGGGCATACATACGGTTTCCCTGGCCTTTGCCGATGTAGAACGGCTCCCCGTTGCGAGGATCGACCAGCTTGTAGATATAGAACTTCATCTTTGCTACCGGGTTCCGAGGATTATCCGGCCTATGTGATTGAATCGGGTTGCTGATACTACCGTTCTTCGTCCATCCCGCCAATGCCAATCTCGATGATGCCAAGGTTGACAAGCACGAGCGCCAGGACGACTGCGCCAGTGACTACCATTCCGATAACCTGAAACACGATGTCCATACGCGCCTTAAAAAAGGGCCGCGCCAGCTTGTGACCAGCGCGGCAAACGTGCTACCGGAGAAGTAGTCGGTTGCGGAGCCCATTTCCGCGTGCAGGGGTTCGGTAAAACTGGTGGACTGCGTACGCCAATCCCTGCGGGCCAAGCTATCGGACGGGCTACCCCTACCACCGAATGCGCTTCCAAGCTAAGGCCATCATCGGGAGTCGAACCCGTCTTCTTGTGCTGCCCTGCCGTTCTCAGCCATCCTCCGTAGATCGTGGCTTACCGGTAGTGACTGCGAATTCTGTCTCCGGCCAGCGCATCTTTTGAACGCGCCAACCAGAGACTATAAAATAGCATGACTGTTGCTAATGCGCAATCTGTTTCGCTAATCGTCAGCATTCCATTCAGCAGCCAGCCATACGATAAGGTAGGTCAGTGCAGCGCCGAGCGCGATATAGACGATGCAGTCGATCATTTGACCGCATCTATGACATTTTGCAACTTAAACGGAGCAACGCCATACGAATGCGATGGGTTGTTGAGGTTTCCATAAACGGCATTCTGGACCGCGATGGCAATCTTCATATCGCGATTATCTCGATCTATCTTCGCCAGTTCGCGCGCCACTTCCTGCACCTTAGCCATCGGCACTACGTCTTGCACTTCGCACGCATGCGCCAAAGCCGCGTTAGCAATCGCATTGGCTACGTGGCCGTCAAAGCGCGGCGCGAACTTGTCGCCAGCCCCATACACTTCGTCAACGGCTTCCGCCCATACCATGCTTAGGTGGGTGTCGGTGATGGTAGAAAGTGGATATTCGGCATGAGGCTTGATTCGGTATTCATAATCCTCTCCGAACATTGGCGTTCCCGTTGGGGTCCACCATGACCCATCATCTTTACGCCGCTGAATTTCAGCCCCATCGGCCCAAGCGTGGATTATCTCTGCATGTACGTGCTTTCGTGCCATTCTATTCTCCGGTAGTGGTTTTATGGTTCTTTGCGGCAATGATCGCCTTGTATTCGGCGCTCTTGTACAGCGTGCTGGTGGAAATTCCCCGCTCCAGATGGCAGTTCCCTGCTTTCCCAATACTTCCCATGGTGATGGTGAATGCTTGCTCATTCAAAATACCCCTTTTCGGTGAATTTGACTTCGTTTTGTGCGCCCCAAGCAGCCACGTATTCGATCAGGCTTGCCATGCGCTTGATTGACATCCCCGCCGAACTCTCGCGCAGGTTCACAAATTCACCCGTGAATCCCGCCACGATGTCCGAACCTTCGCCCGCTTCGATCATGTGTGCGCTGATGAACAGGATTTTCCATTGCGCCAGCTTTAGCGTGCGGCCCATGTATTTCTTTTGCTTCGCCACATCACCGCACATCGCATGGAACCTAGCGTTTTGAACTAGCAAGCGATCAGGCGGCCCGACACGCATCTGATCGCCAACCTCCATTTCATCGACCACGTAGCGCAGATACGCCGCGTTGGTCGCGCTTTTCAGATAAAGGCGCTTGGTCGTCATTTCAGCACCCCATGCCGCCGCGCCTGCTTGACATACGCTTCCAGCCGCTCGCCCCATCCCTGAAGCGTGTAGCCAGCCTCCCGCCCCATGTTGGCTATATCGGCGTCAGTCAGGTCAACCGGATCGCTGGGCGCTGCCGTGAAGGCGTTCAGCACGGCCAAGACTTCTCCGGTCGGCTGGTCGGACACCAGCGTTGCAGCCCCGGCGAATGCCATCGCCTGCTTGCGCTGCTGGTCGTAGTTGGCCTGCTCGATCAGCCGAAGCGTGGCTATCTCGGCAAGCTCGGCGTCATCGGATCGGCGGTTGTGTTCTGCTTCCATGTTCATCTTTCAACGGGTTTTCGGCCATGCTGCCGGTTTGATGGAGGCTCGCTTAGCAGCCAAGCCGTGAATATCAGATGCGCAGTCGCCCATTTTCTCGACCGTATGGCTGCACACGGACAGCAGATTAAAAACCGCCTCCAGGTCCGGCAAACCGTTGCTGTCAGGCTGCACAGCGCGCAACACTTGCGCAGCACTCGCGCCCAAACTGCCGCACATCATTTGCATCTGCTTCTTGGCGTCCTCGTGTGCGCTGCGAATTGTCGCGTACTGACCACGAGCAATCAGCAGGTCTTGCGGAATGGAAGCGAGGTCCATTACGCCACCTCTTGGGTTGCGGTTTCGAATTCAGCCTTGCGACCGTTGTAGATATTGGTTGCTGCCGTGACCGCATCAACGTTGTTAAATCCCTTGGCGTACTTGAAAGCAACCGCAAAAGCCTTTTGCAGCCCTTCCAGCGATTCGGCGTCGAGCATCGCCATCTGGCTATCCTCGAACTCGGCGTCGCTGAACGCTGGCGGTGCTACGCCCATTTCCAGCCACTCCAGCAGCATCTTCCCTGTGTCTGGCGTGATCTTCATGTACTGACCGTCAAACAGGCTTGTACGGTCCTTGCTGGCGCTGGCGATGTGCTGCATATCCACATCGAGCATGACCGTGAATTCGTACTCCATGCCTTCGCGCTGCACCGGAGCCATGCCGACCTTCTTCGGCTCCTGTTTGCCCTTCGCATTGACCTCAAGGACGTACTCCTGCTTGGCGCGCATCGTGGCGATAATATGGCAAGGCGATGACAGCATTGCATCAACCAGCGCGTTATGTTCTGGCGTAATCGTGCGCCATGCCGCGAAGCTGTTTGTGCCACGGTCGGCCATTTTGCCCTGCTTGTCGAGCAAGCCGCCATCGCCGCTCCATGCGTGGGACAGGCTGTCAATAATGACCGTGTTGTAACCAGCCTTCTCGAATGCCTTGATCGCCTGAATATACTTGGCGACGGTGTACGGCGCTTCGATGCTGATGATGTCGTAATCGCCCAAATGCGCGTACAGGTCGCCGCTGCCGTGTTCAGTGTCGATCAGGCCTACTTTGCCGCCAAGCCCGAACGCCAGCAACAATGCGCTGTAGGTCTTGCCTGCGCCGCTTGGTGCTGCGATACCAAGCCGCAATTTGGCCTTTTTACGCTCTGCTTTTCTGATTTCCATTTTTCTTCTCCAGTTGATTTGCCAATTTAAAACGGTGTGCCGCTTGCTTGTGCCTCTGCCACTTCGCGCAGATGGCGCTCTCGCTCGGATTGCGTATCCCAAATGCGGACGGTTCCAACTGCTTGCGCGGTCGCCTTGCGGTATTTTTCGCGGTACGCCTCCGCTTGTTGCTTACTCATTACGTGTGGCAAATTCATTCTTCTTTTCCTTGGTTGATTATTCCCATCGCCGCCAAGTGCGCGGCCATCGTGTCAGCCTTGAACGGATGCTTGGCGCGGTATTCTTCGCCAAACTCGGCATCGTATTCCTTCGCCTGGGCGGCTATGTTGGCGTCAAACGCTTCGATGTAAGCCTCGGCGCGCTCGTCGCTGATGCGGTCGGCGTGGGCTTGCTTGGTATCGCGGCGGTAGAATTCGCGGGTCATGGCTTAGCCTTGCCAATTTCAGCAGCGGCGCGAACGATGGTGCTTCGTACAGCGCTCGCCGGGTCTTTTGCGTCGATCTGCCAGAATGGCGGATAGAACTCGCTGTCTCCAGGGGTCCAGACGCCGATGCCAACGCCGCTTGTTGGGTTCGGGCGGTAGTTCAGATCGACGCGAAGGCCAAGCTTCATCG